GATGTGAAGAAGATCAAGGAAAAGCTTGAGATCATCGATGATATCGATGATGCAAGAACAGATGGTGAGGCTTCTGCTGATGCAAGAGCGTGCGAAGGTGAAACAGAAGATCGCTCTATTGAGGAAATGGAGTATAACGCTTTTGATAATATGCTTCGCGGTACACTGGTACATGAGAGAGCTGGTGAGCTTGCCCCGGCGAACAACGGCGCAATTATCCCGAAAACTATTGCGCGAAAGATCATTGAGCTGGTGTATGATATTTGCCCTATTCTTGATAAGGCTGATAAGTACACTGTCAAGGGTACGCTCGATATCCCATACTACCCGGCAAATAGTGCAGTACAGATCGCGGTAGATTATCAGCAAGAGTTTTCTGCTCTCACTTCTTCTACTGGTAACTTTACTACTATTTCTCTCGGTGGTTTCCTTGCCGGCGCTCTTACGAAGGTTTCTCGCTCCCTTGTAAACAATGTAGAGTTTGACCTTGTCGGCTTTGTAGTTAAGAGAATGGCTTACGATATCGCTAGATGGATCGAGAAGGAGCTTATCAATGGTACAGCTAGCAAGATCGAAGGTCTTTCGGGCGCAACTAATGTAGTTACCGCTGGCTCTGCTTCCGCTATTACCGCTGATGAGCTTATCGCTTTACAGGGCAAGGTAAAGGACGTTTACCAGGATAACGCTATTTGGATCATGAACCCGGCTACTCGTGATGCTATCCGTACTCTCAAGGATCGCGAAGATCGTTATATTCTTAACGATAATCTTTCCGCTCCGTTCGGCAAAGTATTGCTCGGTAAGCCCGTTTATGTGTCTGATAATTGCCCAACACTCGGAAACGGAAAGCGTGCTATCTTCTACGGCGATATGAGCGGACTGGCTGTTAAATTCAGTGAAGAGCTGAATGTAGAAGTACTCCGTGAGCGCTATGCAGATGAGCATTGTATCGGTGTTATCGGGTGGGTTGAGCTTGATGCAAAAGTCGAAGATCAACAGAAGATCTCGGTACTGGTAATGCCGGCAAGCTGATTTTATCTTTAGTAGAGGGGTGAAGATAGTATGATGTATAAAGCAAACGTTTCTTTTTGTGGTCTTGTCAATATGGCAAAGGGGCAAGTAAAAGAAATCGATGATCCGAAAGTAGCATCTTCTCTTTTGAGTGCCGGGTATATTTTCGAAGTGAAAGCTTCGAAAGTAGAGAAGGCAGAAGAGAAGAAGGAAGCGGAAGCGGAAGAAGCCGTTGAAGCTCCAAAGCGTAGAGGTAGAAAGTCAAAATGAGTGATTATGTAGCATTTTCACAAATTACTATTGATGATCTTATCGGCTACATTAGGCTTGATGAGGTGGTAGAAAGTGAGAGAACCTTACTTTCTACCATTCTCGAAGCTTCAAAATCTTATGTATTGAATAATACAGGAAGAACAGAAGCAGAAGCTGATACTTTCCCCGAAATGACAATAGCTGTATATGCGCTCTCACAAAATATGTGGGATAAGCGCACATATACGCTTGATAAGAACGAAGTCAATGTTGTTATCGATGGGATTTTAGGAAGTAGGAGCGTAAACCTTCTATGATCGTTGATAATGCTGGTGAATTTGACAAAAAGATAGAGATCTACCGCGAAACTATCACTAAAGATGGTGATGGTTATATGGTACGCTCTAGAGAAGTTATTCTTTCACCTTATGCAAAAGTGAAAACGACTAAAGGCTTTACGCTTATTGCTAACGGCTCGGATTTTGAAAAGGCTTATACTAACTTTACTATCAGATACCCCAAAACTACTATTGATAGAAAGATGCTGATTTCGTACAAAGGGAAAACATACACTATTGAATACTTGAATAACGTAGATGAAGCTTCTGTTTTACTTGAAATTCAAGCAAAGGAAGTAACCCACTAGGAGCGGTTAAGATGGCACAGCTAGTAGGCGCTACAACTAAAGATCTACAAGCACTTTGTGAAAAGCTCGGCTTGAGTGTTGATGAAATGCTAGCAGAAATGGTTGTAGCCGGGGCACAAGTAGTCCATGATAACATGGTTGTAAAAATGCCTTCTAACTTCAAGCAAGCGCTAACCGCTTCGAATATCGAATTAACGAAGGTATATAAAACACCTTCTGATGGTGGTATAAACTGTCAAGCGAAAATCGTGGGTTATTTCACTAACAGGAACGGCAAAAAGACACCAGCACCATTAGTAGCTAATATGCTCGAATATGGTAGCACTTCACGGAAGTACCCGAAGCAAGCTTTTCTTCGATCTAGTTTCAATGCGAAGCAGATCGAAGCGAAGATGATGGAAATACAGGAGAAGTACCTACAAGGAGTTTATGATAAATGATTAGCGCTAACTCAATAATTGAAAATGTGCTTTCGGGTATCGTAATTGATGGTACTCCTGTAGAACTGGCTTTACTGTATTATGTGGGAAGCGGTGAACCGTATATCGTGTATAGTGAAATTCACAAAGACGGAAGCTATAGCGCTGATGATCTTAATGAGGGGTACTTCTCGAATATCGATATAGAGATTTATTCAACAAAGAACCTTCTCCCGATTATCGAAGAAGTGCTTACCCGGTTAGAAAACGCTGGTTTCATTTATGAACCAAACAAAGATAGTAGTGATATGTATGATCCCGACACAAAGTACTATCATAAAACTCTTTGCTTCGCTTATCCGATACAAAGAGGAAGAACGATCTAACTATAAAAGGAGGTAAAAAAATATGGCAAAGATCGGTTTATCTTATATTAGATATTCAAAGCTTACAGAAGCGCAAGATGGAACACCTACCTATGACGGCTCCAAAACTCTCGGTAAAGCTGTTTCCTGTAGCTCTTCTATCACAAACAACTCTGCTACACTCTATGCAGATGATACACTCGCAGAGAGCGATACAAGCTTTCAGAACGGAACGCTTACTCTCGGCACTGATGATGAGCGTGATGAAATCTTCGCAGATCTTCTCGGTCATGATGCAGATGAGAATGGTGAGGTAGTATGTAACGCAAATGATATTGCACCGTGGGTGGGTGTAGGTCGTGTAGTTATGAAGATCGTTGATAACGTTCGTTACTACAAGGCTATCGTGCTTCTTAAGGTGAAATTCGGTCAACCTTCCGATGATGAAAACACGAAGGGTGAAAGCGTTGAGTTTGCTACTTCTTCCATTGAGGGTACTATTGCTACTCTTGCAAATGGTAATTGGAGAAAGTCGAAGACGTTTGCAACAAAAGCGGAAGCTATCGCTTACATTGACGGTATCTTCGCTGTTCCCACACCGTGATGTTAAAATAGTGTAATTATGCTATAATGTTTATGGGCGCTTCGCTTCCGTAACTGCGGAGCGGAGCGCCTATTCTTTAATTTGAGAGGGGTAAAAATAATGAAAGAAGTATCTAAACCATTAGAGTATAAAGGCAAGAAGTATAACATTGTGTGTAACCTCAATGTGTTTCAGACAATTCAAACGAAATATGGAACTATTCAAAATTGGGGCGATCTCACTGATGGAAAGCCGAAAATTGACGAAAACGGAAACGAAGTTGAACAGGAAATCAATATTGAAGCGCTCCTGTTCGGCTTGACGGAAATGATTAACGAAGGTATCGAAATTGAAAACGAAGATACCGGGAAGAATGAACCGCTTCTCACCTCTAAACAGGTGGGAAGAATTATTACCGCTATAGGGATCAACGAAACTACTTCTATTATGAATGATGTAGTAATCGAAAGTAGCGGTAATAGCACAAAAAAAGAGTAACCTACGAAGAAGAAATACCTTCTAATGAACCGATATCTTTTTCGTGGGTGTACTACATAGGATCGGCAAAACTAAACTTGACATTGAAAGAAGTTGGACGTTTAACGATGAAACAATTTCTTGAGATGTATCAAGCTTACAAAGATACATTTGATTTTGAGTTGATGCTTACTGTAACTCGTAAAACTTACGAAAGCGTAAGAAGGGAACAGGAAAGATCAATGAATTGGGAGTAAAAGAGTATGCCTAGTTTCGGTGGTAGCGTTAAGCTTACAGGTGAAAGCGAATATAAGAAGGCACTTGCTTCTATTAACCAAAGCTTGAAAGAGGTTGATAGTGAATTAAAGCTTGTCACTTCGCAATACGATAAGAACGATAAGAGCGAAAAAGCGCTTACCGCTCAAACTGATGTACTCAATAAAAAGTACGAAGAACAGGCAAAGAAGGCAAAGACAATTAGAGAAGCTTACGAAAGCTTATCTAAAGAGTTAAAGAAACAGGAAGATAACCATAAGAACCTCAAAAAAGAGCTTGATGCGGAAACAGACAAGCTCAAGGAGATAGAGGCTACTTCCGGCAAGACTTCGAAAGCGTATCAAGAGCAAGCTTCGAAGGTGAGCGCGCTTTCTTCTCAATATGATAAAGAAGAAGCTTCGCTTGTGAAGAATAGAAAAGCCGTTTCTGATATGTATGTTGAAATGAACAAAGCAGAAACAGCTATGAACAAAACCGCTAGAGAAATCAATAATCTCGGTAAAGAAGCTGATGAAACCACAAAGAGCGAAAAGGATCTCGGAAGGGGTGCTTCTGATGCTTCTTCCGATATGGATAAAAGCGCTAAAGGCGGTGTTAGTGCCTTCTCTGTTGCTCTCGGTAATTTAGCATCTTCTGTTATTCAGAAAGCTATTTCTTCATTAAAGGATCTCGGCAAGCAAGCTATGAGCGCTTTCGATGCTTTTGATGAAGGAAGAGATAAAGTTATCCGTGGTACTGGTGCAACTGGTGAAGAAGCGAAGAAGCTGATAGCGAGTTACGAAAATGTTTCTAAATCCATTGTTGCTGATATGGGCGATATAGGGCAAGTGGTAGGTGATGTTTCTACTCGTTTCGGGTTTACTGGCGATAAGCTCGAAGAAACTTCTACCTCTTTCCTCAAGTTTTCAGAAGTAACAGGTGTAGATGCTTCTACCGCTGTTGCTTCTATTTCGCGCGCTATGGAGAAAGCTGGAATGGATAGTAGCCAACTATCACTATTCATGGATAAGCTCGTTACCGCTTCACAAAAAACAGGTGTAGAGGTTTCAAGGCTCACGGATAGCTTAACAAAGTATAGCGCGCCTATGAAACAATTAGGCTTTTCTACTGATGAAACTATCGCGCTCTTTTCGAAGTTTGAAGCTAGCGGTGTAAATGTGGAACAGGCTTTCAACGGCTTGCAGAAAGCTTCTGCTAATTGGGCGAAAGAAGGTAAAAACTCTTCTGCTGAATTTTCAAAACTCATGGAAGAGATAAAGAACTCGAAAACCGATATAGAAGCTACTCAAAAGGCTGTAGAAGCTTTCGGAAGTAAAACAGGTGTAGAGCTTTCTTCTGCTATCCGAAGCGGTAAATTCGAATATCAAGATATGGTAAATACCATTAACTCTAACAGGGGCGCTCTCGAAAATACTTTTGCCGGAACTAAAGATGCTTCTGATGATGTCAAGCTCGCTTTTCAGAACGTGAAGCTTGAACTCGGTAAAATGGTAAGCAATATCCTTGTTAAATATGCGCCACAGATCGAGAAAGCTATACAGAACGTACAGCCGGCTATTGAATGGATAGCTAATAACGTACTTCCTAAAATCGGTGATGCGCTGGATTGGATCGGAAAAAATGTTATCCCTGTTGTAGCTGATGGTATCACATGGATAAAAGACAATATCAATTATCTGCTCCCGGTGCTTGCTGGTTTAGGAACGGCGCTTCTTATTTATAAAACGTGGCAAGCGTACACTAACCTAGTAAAAGTAGCTCAAGTGGCACTTAACGCGGTACTTAATGCTAACCCGATTATGTTAGTGGTTTCTGCTATTGCCGTTTTAACTTCCGCGCTGGCTACTTTGTACTTCACAAACGAAGATTTCCGCGAAGGAGTACAGGAAACATGGAATAAAATCAAAGAAGGCGCTCAAATTGTGTGGGAATGGCTTTCTAACCTGTTTACTGAAACGATACCTCAAGCGCTTTATGATCTCGGTGAAGGTATTGTTACTAAAGGCGCTGAAATTCTCGAATTTATCGGTACTATACCGCAGAAAATCGGCGAATTTATCGGTGAACTACTCTATAATATCGATCAATTCATTATCAGTATCGCTAGAAAGGGCGCTAACCTTGTTAAAGACTTCGGGAAGTGGCTAGGTGGTATCATTTCTGATGCCGGGCAATTCGTTCTTGACCTCGGGAAGAAGGGTTTAGATGCTATCGGTGATTTTGTCGGGAATATCGTTAGCGGTATTGCTTCGCTTCCCGGTGATATTCTCTCAAAGCTCAACGAAATCTTAACGAATGTAGCTAATTTTGCAAAGGATTTCGCACAGAACGCGCTTGATGCTGGTAAGGATTTCTTCAAAAATTTGTGGAACGAAGTGAAGAGTTTACCTGGTAAATTCCTCACCCTCGGAAAAGATTGTATAGATGGATTTTGGAAAGGATTTAAGCGCCTTCTTACTGGCGATGCTATGCCTATTTCGGATCTTGTTGATAAATGTAAGAAAGAGCTAGGTATCAATAGTCCTTCGAAGGTGTTTGCTGATGAAATCGGTAAATACTCGGCTTTAGGCTTCGGTGTCGGATTTAAGAAGGAAATGCAGAAGGTTTCGGAAGATATGCGCGATGCTATGCCTTCTTCTTTCGAGATCACCCCCGAAGTAGGAGCTTCTTCTGCTGGCGGTATCGGTGGTTATGCCTTTAACGATCTTGTTAGCGCTCTCAAAGATGCGCTAATGGGTGTAGAGGTAGTTATGGACGATCGGAAAATGGGTCAATTTGTTACAAGAACAGTAACGAATGAAATCTACAGTACATAAGGGAGATATAAGAAGATGGCTTATAACTTTAACATACGACCTTATATCGTGATAAATGGTGTAGATAGTAGAAGTATTCCAGGATTACTTATATCTACTTTACCGCCTATCACTTTACCGCCTATTCGAACGAATATTGAAACTATCGATGGCAAAGATGGAGATATCATTACAAAGCTCGGTTATAGTGCCTACGATAAATCTTTCGATATCGGGTTATATGGTGATTATAACGTTGATGATATTATCGCCTTCTTCGCTCAAGAAGGAGAAATAGTTTTCGGGAATGAACCCGACAAGTACTACTTCTTTTCTTGCCTAAATCAAATTGATTTTGCAAGGCTTATCAGATACAAAACCGCTACTGTAACTCTCCATATTCAACCATTCAAGTATTCAGAAGATGAACATGAAAGAAAGATAGAGCTTGATAGAAATATAGGGAGATATACTATCACTGTTAGAAACAGCGGTAATATCTTTTCGCGCCCTGTTATCAAAATCAAGGCTTCCGAAGATGTATCATTACTTATCAATGATACTGATATCCTTGTAGTTGAT